AAAGCTGCACGTATCTTTGTTGATAGGTTAGTCAGTGATGATGGTTTAAGAACCTATACACAACAGGACGAAGTAAGAGCTAGATCTATACTAATGGAAACAGACCTTGCTAATGGTGATCATAATGTCCTAAGAGGAGATCCATCATTAACCAGTGTCTTTGATACCTACTCACCAGCAAACGCATTAATTAGATAACTATGGCTGTTGTATCCAGAGCAATACCTACATTGCTTAGAGGAATCTCACAAGCTGCTGATTCAACAAAACAATCAGATCATGCAGATATACAAGATAATGCTAATAGCAGTCCTGTACAGGGTCTTGTAAAGCGTTCTGGTACACAGTTCATAACTAATTTAGGTTCTGGCAGTATAGGTGATGTTCATATACAAACTATCAATAGAGATATAAATGAAAGGTATGTAGCGATTTTTAGTAATGGTGATGTAAAAGTATATGAATTAGATGGAACAGAAAAAACAGTGCATAAACCTGATGGGGTTGGTTATCTATCCACAACTGATCCCAGAAAAGAAATCAAGACTGTAACCATTGCTGACTTTACCTTTGTTGTTAATACGACAAAAACAGTAGCAATGAACTCTGCTACCAAAGGTTATAACACAGATTTTCTTGGTGGTAGTGTTGTTCAATTACAGCATCAGGCTATTGTATTTGTTAATCAGGTTTCAGATAAGACTAAATATTCAGTAACTATTGATAATGTGACTGTTACTGATGACACAACATCAGACTCTACATTAAGCACATCACAAATAGCAGCAGATTTAAAAGCTGGTCTGGATGCTGGTCTTACAGGATTTACTATTACAACACAGACTGATGCAAGTAATAATACGATTGGTGCTGTTTTATGGATAAGAAAGAATGATGGTAGTGATTTTGATATAGATGTAACTGATTCACAGGGAGATACACAACTAACATTAGTAAAAGATTCAGTACAAAGATTTACTGATCTGCCAACGGTGTCACCTAATGGATATGTAGTTGAAGTTAAAGGTGATGATCAGACTAACTTTGATAATTATTTCGTTAAGTTTGTAACTAATAATGGAAATGCTTTTGAAGAAGGACAGTGGGAAGAAAGTGTAAAACCTGGTATTAGTTTTAAATTTGATTACTCCACCATGCCACATGTTTTATTAAGACAGGCTGATGGTAATTTTAGATTTGCTCAGGCAGATGGTAACGCATATTCAGCCCCTACCACTGATGGAACTTACACTCAAGATAATGGATTTGGTACGGATCCTTTAACTGCTGGTAATACTATTACTGTTACGTCAACTAATCATGGCTTATCTGTATCTAATGTTGTAGCTATAAATTTTATTAATGGTAACAGTACAAGCAATGATGGTGATACTTTTACTATCACAAGTGTACCTAATGCTGATAAGTTTATTTGTGCTATCACTGGAAGTGCAAAAGCAACAAGTGGTAGTTGTAAGTTTGATCTGGCTAATAATTTTACCTTACCTAAGTATGGAGAGAGAACTGTAGGTGATTTAGATTCAGCACCTAACCCCTCCTTTGTTGGTAATAAAATTAATAACGTTATCTTCTTTAGAAACAGATTAGGTTTCTTGTCTGATGATAATGTAGTGTTATCAAGGGTTTCTGAGTTTTTTACCTTCTTTCCAGAAACAGTCTTATCTGTAATAGATTCTGATCCTATTGATGTTGCAGCTTCACATACCAAAGTAGCAATCCTTAAAAATGGTGTCACGATGGGAGAACAGCTAATTCTGTTTTCTGATCAAACACAGTTTGTATTAACATCATCATCAGATTCCTTAACACCTAAAACAGCTAATATTGTTGTTGCAACAGAATTTGAATCTAGTGATTCTGCACAACCTGTAGGTAGTGGTAGTTCTATTTATTACATGACAAAGAAAGGATCTTTTGCTGGAGTAAGAGAATATATAACACAAGAAAATGTAGCTATAAAAGAAGCCAGTAACATCACTATTCATGTACCAAGACTGATACCAAGCAATATATTTAAGATGGCAGTCTCTACTAATGAAGATGTTTTAGTGTTGGTAGGAACAGATGAACCTAACAAGTTATATATCAACAGATGGTTATATGGAGATAACTTTCAGAAGGTATTGAATAGCTGGTCTACTTTTACATTTAATTCTGCAAGATCAATAAAAAATATAGATTTCATTGGTACTGATTTATTTATGGTAATAGAAGAAGCTAATGGAACAAGTTTAGAAAAAATACCATTTGAACCAAATTTTAAGGAAACTGATTCAGAGTTTGAATTTCATTTAGATCATAAGGTAACAGAAGCAACTACAGGTGTGTCTGCAAGTTTTAATGCCAGTAATAATACAACAACTTGGACTTTGCCTTATAGAACTCATGCCAATATGTCTGTCATAGGAAGGTATTTACCTTCTGGTCAGGCTAATAATTTTGTTAATGAGAAAGGAGAAACTACTTCCTTACAATCAGGTCAGGTCATTGCAACTACTACTACAAATATTGATGGTTCTACATCTCTTATAACAGCCAAAGGTAATTATGAGACAGGTAATACAGGTAATACAAAAACAAAAGTAATTATTGGTGAACCATATCTTATGCACTATAGGTTTAGTAAACAGAGACTTACAGAGGGTGGTTCTAATAATGCTGGTGAAATAGTCAGTGGTCGTTTACAACTGCATCATTTCTACATCAAGTTTGAAGATACAGGTTTCTTTCAGGTAGAAGTCACACCAGAAAACAGAGATACATCTACTCATAAATTTACAGGTCGTTTACTAGGTGCTGCTTCTGCAACCATAGGACAGATTAATTTAGAGACAGGTACATTTAAAGTGCCAATAATGTCCAGAGCAGATAGAGTGGATATAGATATAAAAAACAACACATTCTTGCCAACACAATTATCCAGTGCTGAATATGAAGCCATGTTCCATATGAGGAGTAGAAGAATCTAATGGGACATTTAAGAAAAGCTACATTTAAAGATATGAAATATGTAGCAAATAATTTAAGAGAAATAGATAAGCTGGAAGCTTTTTATCAAACAGGACAAGAACCTCTGCAAGCTCTTCAGTTTACATATATTTGCAGTAAGGTAAATATGGCAATAGCTGATGATAACGATCAACCTATAGGTCTTTGTGGTGTAGTACAAGGTGGAATTATATGGATGGTTGCTACTGATGCGTTATTTGAAAATAAGAAATATAGAATACAACTAATAAGAAAAGGTCGAGAATGGGTAGATAACCTGTTGAAATCTTACAAAGTCTTATATAATTTTGTATATGCAGAAAATACTTCTGCTATCAAATGGTTAAAGTCTTTGGGTTTTACCTTTATTCAATATCATGAAAAGTATGGTATGCAGGGTAAACCCTTCTACGAATTTCTGAGGATCGCATAGATGTGTGTACTTGCTGCTTCTATAGCTGTTAGTTTAGCTAGTGGTCTAGCTATGAGAGCAGCAGCAATAGAGAACGCTAATAATATTTATGATTCTGCTGTAAGATCAAATGAATCATTAGAACAATCATTTGCTGCACAGCAAGAAGCTACAGCAGCACAGTTAAAGGAAACAAGAGCATCATCAGCACAGGAAGCGTTGGCTAAAACGATACAAGGATTACAAGCCAGAGGACGTATCAGAGCAAGTGAAAGAGCAGGTTTAACTGTTGGTCTATTAAGTGCTGATGCAGAACGACAAGCAGCCAATGCAAGAGAATCTATTAATCAATCATTAGAATCTGCAACCAGGCAATATACAAGGAATATAAGAGGTCTTGAAGCTGATAGAGATAATAGACGTAATTCACTTCAAAGTCAGATAAATCAAGCATATAACCAGATTCCCAGTTTGGGATCTATTCTTCTAAATACAGCAGCCCAAGGACTTAACACTTACGCAGCCCTCCCATGACCTCTAGTTATCAAAGCACCGCCTTCCAGTCTTTTGCAAAACCTGTAGATACTTATGTAAGAGAACCCTCTGTCTTACCTAAATCAGACTTGATGGAATTAGCTAAGGCATTGCAAGCTATAAACCCTACTTTGCAAAAGTATTTTCAACAAAAAAGAGAGGATATGGGTGAAAAGATTAGAAGAAAAGCAACAAGCGACAGGATTCAATTAGAACTGGATGGTGGTGAAGTAGCAAAATTATCTAATGATATTAGAAAAACACAAGGAGATGATACAGCCAGAAGAATAATTGGTGGCAGTAGAGCTTATAGAAAACAATTTGAGAAAGTGGGAATACAACTAGAAGCTACAAAATTAGGTAATAAGTTAGAAAATGATTACGACACTTTTCAAGTTGATACAGGTGAAGTAGATGCTAATGGTCAACCTATAACAAAATTTTTAAAAGAATTTGAAAGCGATTCACCAGAAGTTCAAAACTGGAGAAATAATAAATTAAACAGTGCAATACAATCTTTACAAAATAAAGGTGTTGATCCTGATGCGATAGATGAATTTTTTATCCCTTCTATTCAAAAACAACTTTTTGAAATTAATGATTACGCTACAGAACAAAATCAAGAATTTAAATTTACACAATTACAAAGTGAAATACCTACCGTTATGGATGAGGTATCACAACTCTTTGCAAAAGGTAAAGATGCAGAAGGTGGTGAAGTCTTAACTGAATTTTTAAATAACATTTATAACGCAGGGGTAACAGGTGAAGATGCTAATAAAACATACAAGATGATAGTAAAAGGTGCCTTTGATAAAGCAAGACTATTAATTGATCCTAATAAACCTTTAAATTTAGCAGTGGCATCTAACTTTGCAGATCGAATATTAAGGTCAATACCTTACGGAAATAAAGATCTCACAAGTCATCCAAGTTACTTAGATGAAGCAGCAGATTTTTATGAAAGTTACGACAAAATCTTATTATCAAAATTACAAACTAAACCAAAAATAGATACTGAATTAAAAAAAGCAAAGGTAAAACAGGCTTGGCAATCAATTAATAATATGCGACCTGAGAAGGGCATAATGACAATGACAGACAGAGAAATAGAGGAGTATAACTTGCGAAGGCAGCAACGATATAACGATATTTTAAATAACCCAGAATTTAGTTCTAAGGAAGTACAAAACTATGCACAGTCTTTGGGTAAATCAGATAACTTAGAACTGATAAATATAGAGATACCAGCACTTAAAAACAAAATAAGAAAAGGTGCTTTTGATGGCTATGATGAAATCTTAGAACAAGAAATAGCAATACTGGAAAATAACCATGCAACTATGGACAGAGAAGCTATAGATGCGTTTGAAAAATTAAAAACCTTTGCAGGAACATCGAAAGGTTTAGCAGAAGATATTGATAAAAGTCTAAGAAATATTATGACTGAAATTGATAGAAATTTAGGAACAAAAGATGGGTTTTTAACAGGGGGTGATTCAAAAGATTTTGCAAAATCAACAAGAATTAGATTTGAAATGCAAACACAACTAACCGAGTACTATCAGAATTTTATAGAAACAAAAGAAAGAAGACCCAATAGTTTGGAAAGACAAAATATTGAAAGACAATACTTATTGCAAATGGCAGCTAAAGAAAACATTGGCGGTATCACTCAGGACTTTGCTGACAAGATGTTCAAACCTGCTGTATTAGATGAAGAGGGTAATATTAAGAGTGGTTATTTAAATCCATTTTTAAAAGAAGAGAATCTAACACCACCAGATAACACTGGTGACGGAGGATCAACAGGTGGTGATGCTGGTCAATATATGGAGCCAGGTGCGTTTGATAGAAGAGGGTCAGGTCCTGGTGGTGGAATGAATCTTAATACAGAAACAAATAGAACTTATACTGTTAAATCAGGAGATACCTTAGAAACTATTGCAAATGAATTTGGTGTTGAATTAGATGACCTCGTAACAGTTAATAAAATAAAAGATCGTAATTTTATTAGAGAAGGTCAACCATTAACAATACCTGAACCACGACCTAGATTTATAGACAAATACAGAGATAAACCAGTACCTGATTTTGGTGGATTAGGAAAGCTTGTGATTAGTGGTGAATCAGCAGGTCATGGTATTTACAATGCTTTTAATCGTGGTGGTACAGATACAGCAGGCAAGATGGATATAACCAGTAAAACAATAGCTGAAATGAAGCAGATGCAAGCTGATGGTACTGTTTCTGCTGTAGGTGCTTATCAATTTACTGAAGGTGTTTTAGAAGAAGCTAGAGAAGTAGCAGGTATTGCTGAAGATGC